TATACCAGAACTACCTGCACTACCGCTAGTTCCTGAACTACCCGAACTACCACTTGTTCCTGCACTACCCGAACTACCGCTTGTGCCCGAACTTCCAGATGAACCGGAACTTCCGTCTATACCAGAACTACCTGCACTACCGCTTGTACCAGATGATCCTGAACTACCTGATGTACCAGATGAACCTGCACTGCCACTTGTTCCTGCACTACCAGATGAACCAGAAGTACCAGATGAACCTGCACTGCCTGATGTTCCAGATGGCGTGGATAAAGTTGTGACCACATAAGAATATGTAGCATCTTCAGTATAAAAAGTTACAAGCCTATTGAGAGGATCATTGTTATTTACATAAACCCTAATTATTAATCTGTCCGTTAAGTCCAAAATATTGGTAGGAACAACACCATTTGCTTTTGTTTCAACAGGTGTTGTGTTATTTCCATTCCAACCTATTTTAACACTATCTGATGTGAATAACAAAGTTTCTGTACCACCAGATTCTCTTTTTGTTATTGTGAAATAATATTCACAATCAGAAAGGTCTGTAGGTTTAGTCCAATAAACATAACTGTGCCAAATACCATTTGGTATAATCAAAACATTTGGATCTCCAACATCAGTAATGAACTCACCAAACAATACATCTTGTTGATTTGATGTCAAAGTAATTGCGACCGTTTGCTGACCAGCACCTGTCGTAAAACGACCTAATTCTTTATATGTTAAAGGACTTTGAGTTACCGAATAATTCAAAAAGTAATTTTGTCCGCCTGACACACCATCAATGCCGGATGAACCTGCACTACCTGATGAACCGGATGTACCAGCAGAACCAGATGTTCCTGCACTACCAGATGATCCTGATGTACCAGAACTTCCAGATGAACCGGAACTTCCATCTATACCTGAACTACCTCCACTACCACTTGTGCCAGATGAACCTGCACTACCGCTAGTTCCTGAACTACCTGCACTACCACTTGTGCCTGATGAACCTGCACTACCGCTAGTTCCTGCACTACCAGATGATCCTGATGTACCAGAACTACCAGATGAACCAGATGTTCCTGCACTACCCGAACTACCACTTGTACCAGAACTTCCAGATGAACCGGAACTTCCATTTATACCAGAACTACCAGAAGATCCTGATGTACCTGCACTGCCAGAACTACCACTAGTTCCTGCACTACCAGATGAACCCGATGTACCTGCACTACCAGATGAACCTGAGCTACCATTTATACCAGAACTACCAGATGAACCAGATGTACCCGCACTGCCAGAACTACCACTAGTTCCTGCACTACCAGATGAACCCGATGTACCTGCACTACCAGATGAACCAGAACTTCCCGATGTACCTGCACTACCAGAAGAACCAGAACTTCCATTTATTCCAGATGAACCAGAACTTCCTGATGTACCTGCACTACCAGAAGAGCCTGAACTTCCATTTTCACCAGAAGAACCAGAACTTCCATTAATCCCAGATGAACCAGAACTTCCCGATATACCTGCACTACCAGAAGAACCTGAACTTCCATTTATCCCAGATGAACCTGAACTTCCATTTATTCCTGATGAGCCTGAGCTTCCATTTGCACCAGAACTTCCTGATGAACCTGATGTACCTGCACTACCAGATGATCCTGAAGTTCCACTTGTTCCAGAAGTTCCACTAGCACCATCTACCCCAGATGTACCTGCTGAACCAGAGCTTCCGTTAACTCCAGAACTACCAGAAGATCCCGATGTACCTGCACTACCAGATGAACCCGATGTGCCTGCACTTCCTGCACTACCCGATGAACCAGAACTGCCGTTTGCACCAGAACTTCCTGAACTACCCGATGTGCCTGCACTTCCTGCACTACCAGATGAACCAGAACTTCCGTTTATACCAGAACTTCCTGAACTACCCGATGTGCCTGCACTTCCTGCACTACCCGATGAACCAGAGCTTCCGTTTACACCAGAACTTCCTGAACTACCCGATGTACCTGCACTACCAGATGAACCAGAACTTCCTGAACTACCCGATGTACCTGCACTACCAGATGAGCCAGAACTGCCGTTTGCACCAGAACTTCCTGAACTGCCCGATGTACCTGCACTACCAGATGAACCAGAACTTCCGTTTTCACCAGAACTTCCTGAACTACCCGATGTACCTGCACTACCAGAACTTCCTGATGTACCTGCACTACCCGAACTACCGCTAGTTCCTGAACTACCCGAACTACCACTTGTACCAGAACTACCTGCACTACCACTTGTTCCAGAAGAACCATTTGCGGGAACAATCCCCAATGCTTTCCAATAACTACCTTCCCATTCCCATGTTTTCGAATCATAGGTATAGGTTTGACCTATAGTTGGATTTATTGGAAAATTTATTGGCATTTTTTAATCAAAGTAATTTATGTTTATTGAAGTTCTGAATTTGCTATTATTTGAAAGTGGAGTAACACAAAACCAAACAGTATCTTGGTTTCCACTTATTCCAACTCCGGGTTTTATTGAATTATCTTTATAATCAAATTTATCTGTTCCTAAACTTCCTGCTTTACCTATATAGTTAGAAATAATATGACCAGCTGAAGTAACCGTAATAGTTCCATTACCAACAGCATATTGTATTGATGAATTATTTACATCAGTATATGAAGGTTGAGAACTTAAAGTTGGATTAAACTGTATACTTGCCAAATAATTATCGTTTGTTGTTTGTAAAACAGCCACATAATCAATTATAGCGTTTGAAAATGTAGAACCAGTTTTTAATCTATATCCTATTATAGGATATGTAACTCCTGAAGTAGAACATGTTATCTCAGTAGCATTACTTAATCCAACTGTTTTATTTAGTGAGTTTAATGATCCTTCGATACTTACTTGAGAACATATCTGATTGAATTGTCCAGCACCACCAGAAGATCTTATTTCATATCTTATAGGCTGATTTGGAGAAACCATATATACATTATCCAAATGACCAGTACCAGAATGCTCAGCAAAGAAATAAGTTATACCACTTAAATTTAATCCGAATCTAACTCGTCCTACTCCAAGCCATTGAAAATCCACTAAACAAAGATTTGTTTTACTCCAATCTAATGCTGTAATGTCAAATTCATTATTATTCCAAGAATCAGTTCCACCACTAAAAATTTGAGTACCTTTCTTCCATATTTGAAATGATATTGAATTATCAACTCCATTTGATTCTAAAAAGAATCCATCTAGAGTTGATGAATATGGTATATCAAAAGAAGATGAAAAATATCCGACCCTTTTTATAACGTCAGATTCAATATTAAAATCAGAAAAACTAGCTTCAAACAATTGACCCTTTCCGGGTTGATATATTCCTCTATATTTCGATTGTCTAATTACAAGATCTCCAGAACCAAAAACATTCATATTAATTTCTGAGTTATTGGAATTAAAAGCAGAGGTAGAAGAACCACTAATAATTTCATCTACCAATAGTGGTTGTTTATCAGATAAATATTTTAATTCTAAATAACTAGTAATTTCAGAAACTCGAAGTCTACCGAATGCATCTATTGTTGCATTATCTGCGAATGAAACTGTTGAATTGCTATTGAATATGTAACTCATTTATTTTTTATATTATATACCAGTTATTTGATCTTGATATTACTTGTAAAGCCATTTTTGATATTGCCATATCCACATAATTATTTCCATCTATATTTTCTCCTGTTGCTCCAGATATTCTTATTCTTTTTCCTAATTGATTACAATTTCCTAATTCATCTTTTATAGTTAATTTTTTACCATCTAAACCAGTGCAAGACGGTAAGTATAAATTTACTGCCCCATCATAAATAATTCCATAATAAAAATAATCGAATGATAAATTAAAAGAGTTTACATTTATTTCATAAGTTCCGTAATTTTCATACTGTGGTGTCGCAGCAAAAATCTCAACCCATTGGGAAGAATTACCATCATCTATGTAAACAAACTCTAAACCGTTAACTGTATTGAACCATCTATCTCCATCGTATAGTGGAGAATTTGTAGTTCCAGATGGTGCAATGGTTTGGATATAATAGTTATTTATTCCGGATGTTGAAATAATTACAGTATCAGAGGTTCCTGTTATTGAAACTTTTGTTCCAGCAGATAAGGTTTTAAATTCTAATAAATCATTATTTTTCTGAGCAAAAATTCCAGTTGATCCTGATCCTATATTTGTTCCACTGTAAGGGAATATATTTTGTAAAGGAGTTGATCCTGAATAAAAAGTAAATCCAGTTATTGAACTTCCAGAAATTGAAGGTACGTTTAATTGACCTGTCAAAGTCCCACCACTTATTGGTAAGAAATTACCCAACACTCCAATCGAGGATGCGTCTCGGTATTCAATTACATTTGTTGTGTTATTATAAACAAGTACATAATTAGATGAATTATTGTTATTGGGTGTATTGGTTAAATAAAAAGTATTAGCTGATAAATTAGACAAAAAGTTAGTATCTCCAGATACTGTACCTCCGCTAAATTGTGAACCACCAACAACAGGTATTATGTAATAACCGGACATCTATTCTATTTATAAATTATTAATATCTTGATCTATGAATATTTCAATTCCCCCTAAGCTAGGTATGGATATTTTTTTTCCATCGTCAAAAAACAATTCAAATTCTCCTTGAAATTTACCACTCATACTTGTATCCCCTTCCAACCAAGTATATTGAACTGTTCCAGCTGATGCATTAATTACTTGAGCCGTATTAGAAGCTATTACAACAGAACCACACTCATCTATCATTGAAAATGTGCAACCTGTTACATTAGACAAATCAAAAGGTATAATGGCATTTATACAACTTCTTGTTTTAATGTTTATTTGCAAATCTGGCAATGTATCATTTCTTTTTATTATAAATGGTTTTTGGTTCATCTTAATTTATTTTAATTTCATAATCTAAAGGAACAGAATTGCTTATTTCATAATTTATATTTACATATTTAGAAAATTCTATATCCAATTCAGAAATTATATAATTTTTAACAGGATCAAATAAGAATTTAGTTCTCAATTGTTTTACAATTCCATTATTCAAATATTCTACATACCAAATTATTTGATAAACTGTAGGAAACGTGTAAAGAGAACCGTTTAATTCAATATAATAATTACCCAAACTTTCTTGAGTAGTTGTTAAACTTTCAACTACTTGACTTGTACTAAAATTATACGTTGCTGCGGTTAATGAAAATGGGTCAATTAATGTATAATTATCATTTACTCCGTCTATATAATCTATTCTGTAAAATTCCTTATAAATTCTTAATTTTGACATTAATATCTCATTTCAAATAAATAGAATAAAAAAAGGTTTGATGACTATGAGTTATAAAAAAAGCGACACTTTTTCAGTGTCGCTCACAATAAAAAACCGAAAATATTTTATTTTGTTATTATGCTGATAATAAACATCTATCTGGTTGGATTGTGATGCTCACTTTTGCAAGTTCTGCTGCACCATAATCGTAATCATCAAAAGATGCTTTAACTATTTGACATCCAACAAGAGTCCATTTTTCGACTTCTACACCTACTGGATCAAGAGCTTTCAATACAAGGTTTTTCTTGTAACCTACTGCGTAACCCATTTTACCAGTTGTAGATTCAGCATGTAAACGAACCCACTCCATTACTTTCTGAGTCGTAGAAGGTCCGATAACATCGATAAACGTAACATCCATTTCATCCCAAGCGTATTTCGCAGCAATGTATGTTTTAGTATTCATGTAAGGAATATCTACTTTATCTATTGATATCGAAGGCTTCTTGGAAGTCTGTACTAGATAAGATTCAATACCTAATTCCGTAGGAAATTCAAGAACGAATCTGTTTTTCATTTTAGGTTCCTGATCAATTGGAACCGGTCTAAACATTAGTGTTGGCATGATATTTAAGTTTTTATTTATTAATAAATAAAGTAAAAAAAAAAAATTTGAGTTTTTTTTATTTTTTTATGTATATTTACATTAACACAATATTATATATCATATATAAAAACAATGGGAAGACCTAAAATTCAACGAGTTAAAGTTTGTGAAACATGCAAAAAGGAATTCGATGCTGGTAACAAGAAAAACAAAAAAAATTGCAGTGAAAAATGCACTGAATTATATAGAAAAAACCATAAAGACGAAAGGATGAAAAAAATTTTTGATACCATAGAAAAAAAATATGGTAAAAAAAGTTTTTTTGAAACTGATAATTATTATGATAATTTAAAACAAATCAAGAAGGAAAAATACGGAGATGAGAAATATAATAATTATGAAAAAATAAAGAGCTCTTTGAAAGAGAAGTATGATGTAGAACACCCATCTAAAATAAAGGATTATAAAGAAAAATCTGATCAAACAAAATTATTAAAATATAATGATCCAAATTTTAATAATAGAGAGAAAGCAAAAAAAACAACTTTAGATAAATATAAAGTTGATCATCACCTCAAAACTAAAGAGTCCTTAGACAAACTCAAACAAACAAATAGAGATAAATACGGAGTTGATTATACTTTACAAACTGATAAATGCAAAGATAATTTAAAAAAAACAAACCAAAATAAATTTAATTCAGATTATTATTTTAGCTCTGATCTTTATTTGGGCATCCAAAAGCTAAACAAAACAAATAAAATAAAGGAAATTTTAGCTAAAAATGATTTGAAGTTCGATATTAATCAATACAATAAATTAAGAATAAAGACAGATGAAGGCAAATTACACTATTTGAAATATCAACTTACTTGTAAATTATGTGACAATATATTCGAATGGTCTTTTGATTCTATACCAATTTGTAGAAGATGTTATCCATTAACTAGCATTTCAAAACAACAAGGTGAATTCAAAGATTTTTTAGATTCACTAAATCTAGAATATGTTGAGAATACAAAAAAAATTATTGCTCCTCTGGAGTTAGATTTCTACTTACAAGATCACAAAATAGCATTTGAATTGAATGGGAATTATTTTCACTCTGAAATGGGTGGAAACAAACTTCCCAATTATCATTTAAAAAAATCTCAATTATGTAATAATGAAAATATTAAATTGATACATATTTTTGAAGATGAATGGATGTTTAAAAAGGATATAGTGAAAAGTAGAATTAAGAATTATTTGAATTTAACGCCTAATAAAATTTATGCAAGAAATTGTGAAATAAAAGAAATCACATTTATGGAAAAGAAATTATTTTTAGAAGAAAATCATATACAGGGAAATGATGTGAACTTCAAAAGTTATGGTTTATTTTTAAAAAATGAAATTGTTTCAGTAATGACTTTTTGTAAACCTAGACTAGCCCTTGGAAACAAATTAAAAAATAATCAGGACAAAGAAAATTCAGTAGAATTATCTCGTTTTTGCTCTAAAATTGACTATAATATTATTGGGGGTTTTGAAAAACTTTTAAATCATTTTTTAAAAAACAATCCTGAAACTAAAGAGATTTTCACTTATGCAGATTGTCGTTGGAGTGGTTTAAATCCGGAAAATACTGTTTACCATAAATGCAATTTCGAATATATCAATACAACTAAACCTAATTATTTTTACTTCGAAAAAAGTAACTATTTTATAAGATATCACCGTTTCAAATATAATAAACAAAAATTAATAAAATTATTCAATGAAAATTCTGAATTGACTGAATGGCAAATAGCAAAAAAAAATAGAATGGATAGAATTTGGGATTGCGGAAGTATGAAATTTGTACTTCACATATCATAGAAAAGGATTGTTTTCTTTCTTTAAATAGATAATATTTTTCTCTATTTCAGAGCAAATTTCCTCGAATTTTAATATTGAATCTATTTCTAAATTAAACCATTCTCCTAACAAGGCATATTCAAACGAATCAACTTTTTTTGTTCTGAATGACCTATGTAATACTCTTTCAATTTTAGTAGAAAATTCTGAACTATATGTTTTAATTAATTGTATTTGATAAGGACAACCAGTTTGTAATTGACTTAATCTTTTAGTAGCATTTCTGCTTATTCCAATCTTACTTATATTCAATTCAGGAATGAAAAATAAATAAATAATTTTATTTTTATTTGACACATAATAAAAATAATTTATATAAAAAAATAGTGAATACTTTCATACATAAAATAAAAAAAGGGACCTTTTCAGATCCCTTTTCTTTATAAAACTTTTATTTATTAAAAGTCTTCAAAATTAGCACCAGTAGGAAGAACTTGGAAAGTTAAGTCAATGAATTCGAGAGCTGGAGTAGGCTTGATTTGAATCTTACCAGTTAAGGTATTTCTATCACTATCTACAGAAGCATTATTAAAATCGTCAACTACTACTCTGAATCCTGCAAGACCTCTTTGGTTTTGAATTTGTAATAACAAAGGTTCAACTTTAGCTAAGAACTGGTCACGTACAGTCTGATCGTTAGGTTCGAATAACAAGGTCTGAGAAGCTGCAGCAATCAATCTGCGAACTTGCAACAAGAGTCTTCTTACGTTAATTCTATCAAGAGCAGATTGCTTAACCTGAAGAGTTTTTTGACCTTGAATTGTAACACCTTCTTGAATTGTTGTGTTTATAGGGTTGATATTTACATCATAAAGATTATCTCTATCATCTCTAGTTAATTTAACATCAGCTTTCACACAATCAACTTTACCTCTTGTTAAACCAGCAGGTGCAAACCATGGATAAGCAATGTTATCAGTTAATGCTATGCTTTTAACAACTTGAGATGTTGGAGAAGTAAATACAAATTGTTGATATGTAGCGTCGAAAATTTGAATCCAAGGCCAGTATGTTGCTGCATAATTTGAATCTAATCCTACTCCTTGTAAATCGGTTGCTATTGCAGCACTATCTTGAGAACCATCAGATGCATAACGAGGAGCATCTATAATATAAACTGCATCAGCTCTATTTTCAACCATTGTCAATGAATGTTCTACTGATTTATAATGATCAAACCAATTTAAATCAGGAGTGGCAAATAAATTAACATCTACTGTTTCAGGGATTGCCATTAAATCTACAGCATCTTTGAATGCTTGAACGTTGTCTAAATCATTAGCGTCATCAGTAAATGTAACTGTTCTAAATTGATTCCATCCGTCGAAACCACCAGCCGGAGCTACAGTGAATTTAGCCTGAGATTTTGTATAATCTGAAATAGAGCCTTTTGTACCAGTTACAAACAAATCTGTTGTTGCACCACTTTCCATGTGGAAGCCTTTTATTGTTGTAACACCAGTTGTGATAGCACCTTGATACTTAAATAAATCTGCTTCTATTGATTTTATTGAAGCCTTTTGACCTACTAAATTAGCAGTAAACAAAGTATAAGCTAATTCAGAAATTCCTAAATATGTTTTAGAAACAGTATCAGTAGCAGCATATGATGTTTTGTATAATAATTGAGTAGAAGTTAAACCTGAATCTGCGAATGTTCTCAAATTGTAACCTTTAAAACCTGCCGGAACTGTGTTTCTTGGGAAATTATCAGCCAAAGTCACAGTTACGAATTGGGAAACTCTTGGATATGTTTCATCTGTTGTACCTATTGCTTTACCTATGAAATTCGGCTGAGTGTCATCCATTGTAAGACCCCTATATAATTCCAATCTTCCATTAGTTAAAGTATTAGCATCTGTATCCTCGAATTTACGAATAACAACATCAAATACTTTATTTGTGTTGTCTATATTAGCTATAGAAATTTTTATTTCTCTAGATGAGGCATCTCCATCAGAAACTGTTTCAAAATAAAACATATCTCTTACTGATGAACCTATAACTTTTGAAACAATCATCGGTGTTGTAGAATTCTTATATGAATCTGCAAAATTTGTAAAATTAACCGTATTGGAATACGATAAACCTTCAAGTAGATTTAAAGTTCCTGCCGAAAATGCTTGTCTTATAAAATGAGGTGTCACAACATCAACAAATAAACCATAATCGCCTGCTACATTTTTTGGATTAGTACCTAAAGAATTTACTATATAACTTTTTTGTGTTTCATCTAAAGAAACATTAAGAGTTGAATTAGTTAAAGCAGTCAATGGTGTATTAGATCCACCGGATAAACTAAATACACCTAGAGGAGATCCTAAACCAGACACAGTCAAATCTGTTTCTGCCGAATAATATGGAGTACCATTTCCATCTTTTTTACTTCTAATAACACATAAAGTTGCTCCAGAATAGTCATTCGATATACTTACGTTACTGTTCAATGAGAAAGTATCTGGAATTATCAAATCAGTCCCATTACCACCAGTAGATATAATACCAAGCGAAGATGCTACAACATTGAATGCTGCAGAATAAACAGCTGTTGTTACAGAACCACTGAAGTGAATATTTACAGTGTTACCACCAGCGGTATTACCAGAAATATCACCACTAACACCACCAATATAATCCTCTAATGTATTAATTGTAAAGTTTATAACTGATGTGGTATTTGCATTAAAAGTTATTCCAGATCTAGATGTTGTACCAGAATATAAAGCTCCAGTAGGTGCAGAGATGATCCATGCAGGAGAATTTGTGAAACCAACTTTTCCTAACACTCTTGTCATCGTCAACTCAGACGATTGATTCAAAAATGCATTTGCCACGTAAGGCAAAGGATAATCTGGATTGGTACCACCAAATCTGAACAAGAAATTCTCTTGTGATGGAACTTTTACTGGTTCAAATGCGGGACCTTTTAAGGTTAATCCCACCATTCCCAATCTAGTTATACCTATTCTTGAAGCGAAGAACGTGAAATCTTGCTCTCTTGTATATACTCCCGGTGAAACGAATACTGTTTGTGCCATTTATTTTTATATTTTTATATTTTATGTTATTATTTTTTATTTTTTTGATTTTTTTAGAAATCTTCAAAATTTGCTCCAGTAGGAAGAACTTGGAATGTAAGATCTATAAATTCAAGAGCCGGTGTAGGTTTAATTGCTATTTTACCAGTTAAAGTATTTCTATCAGAATCTTCAGTAGCTGTATTAAAATCATCTACTGTAACTTTATATGCGAATATACCTCTCTGATTTTGTATTTGTAACAATATAGGCTCAACTTTTGCTAAGAATTGGTCACGCACTGTTTGATCGTTTGGTTCGAATAACAATGTCTGTGAAGCAGCTGCAACTAATCTTCTAACTTGTAACAACAATCTTCTAACATTTATTCTATCCAAAGCAGATTGTTCAATTTGCATAGTTTTCTGACCTTGAATTGTTACACCTTGTTGAGCAACTGTATTAATCGGATTAATATTTGCATCATACAAAGTATCACGATCATCTCTAGAGAGATTTATGTCAGCTCTAACACAAGTCACTTGACCTCTATTTAGACCTGCTGGTGCGTACCAAGAATATGCAATATTATCAGTTAAAGCTATATTTTTTACAACTTCTGAAGTTGGAGAAATATAAATGAATTTATTACTTGTTGGGTCTTCAATTTGAATCCAAGGCCAATATGTAGCTGCATAACTAGAATCAATACCAGATTCTTCTACAGCAGCAGCAGCTTGTGAAGCGGTTGCTTTTGCAGAATCAGTAGACAATCTTGGACTTTCTATTACATATATAGAGTCTGCTCTATCTTCAACCATAGTCAAGCAATAATTAACAGCATTCAAATTATCTGAATAATTTACATCTGGAGCAGCAAATACATTTATATCCACAGACTCAGGTGGTGCCATTAAATCAACACAAAGTTTAAATGCGTCTAAATTGTCTTCATCAGCAACATCATTAGTGAAGGTTGGAATTGTATAAGGTTGCCATCCATCAAATCCACCAAAAGGAGCTACTGTGAATTTTCTTTCTGGTTTTTCATAATCAGTCAAACTTGTTTCAATACCAGTATAGAAAGTAGATGTTGGAGCTGTGCTTTCCATATGAAAACCTTTAACAGTAGCTACATCTGTTGAATCAGAACCTTGGAATTTAAAAATATCTTTTTCTAAAGTTTGTATTGCATTTTTTACACCTACAACAACAGATGTTAAACCAGTATATGCTAATTCAGAACAACCTAAATATGTTTTAGAAACAGTATCTGAAGAAAGGTAACTTGTTTTATAAAGAATTTGAGGAACATTAGCAGTTGTGCCAGTTCTTAATGTATAACCTCTGAAACCAGCAGGAACTTGATCTTGTGGGAAATTATCTGCTAAAGTTATTGTTATGTAATTTGATTGTCTTGGATATATTTCATCCGTTGTACCTATCATTTTACCAACAAAGTTTGGCTTAGTTCTATCCATTGTACATTGACGGAACAATTCTAATCTACCACTAGTCAAAGTACTTGCATCAGTGTCGAAAAATCTTCTTACAACTAAATCAAATGTATTATTGGCAGGATCTAAGTTTACAAAAGAAACTTTTATTTCTGCAGCAGAAGCATCACCATCAGATATAGTTTCAACTTTAAACAAATCCCTAACCGTACTTCCTACAACCTGACCAACAATCATTGGAGTTATAGAATTCCTGAATTGTTCTGTATAATCCTTATATGCATCATTTGACTTAAATTCAAATGAAGTTGTCAATGCTGTTCCTATGTTACCAGCAATTGTTGATGCTGTATATGTAGCACATTGACCAATTAAGTGTGGGAAAATTGAATCTACATAAAAACCAGTATCACCATCAAAACTTTTAGGGGTTTGACCCACTAATTTCAAAATATAAGTATCATCAGCTTCATTAAGTGATACAGTTATAGCTGAACTAGAAAATCCAGTGATAGGTCCTGTTGTTCCAGAAATTCCAAATGAATTTAATAAAGTACTTGTTCCAAATAATGTTAAATCTGTAGAACCAGTATAATAAAAATTTCCAGTATTCGGATCTTTTTTACTTTTGATAACAGATAGCGTAGTACCACTCCACTCATATGCAGAAGCCTCCGAAGTTATCAACCATGCATTTGAACCTGAATAACCAACCTTACCAAGTACTCTTGTAAGAGTCAATTCAGATGATTGTGATAAAAATCTGTATGCAACATATGTTAAAGGATAATCAGAGTTTGGATTACCAAATCTATTAGAAAACCCTTCTGATGAAGCAATTTTTATTGGTTCAAAAGCAGGACCTTTGGGCGTTAAACCGACCAATCCAAGTCTGGTTAAACCTATTCTTGAAGCGAAGAATGTGAAATCTTGCTCTCTTGTGTATACTCCCGGTGAAACGAATACTGTTTGTGCCATTTATTTTTATATTTAATTTTTTTGTTTATTTATTTTGGTTTATATATTGTTCAGCATCTTTTTTTGCTTGAGCCATTTTATCGATTGGTTCCTCATTAATTATTATCATTTCTCCCATCCTAAAAACACCCAATTTATTCAGATAATCTTGATCAAATTCATCGATTTCGATGATTTGTCCGGGCTCCAAAAGTTCTCTTTTTCTGATATTTCTGAACCCATACTCAACTTTGATCCTTCTTCCTGATATATTTTGAGCTTTCAATTTTCCTATTCAATTTAAAATAAATAGTAAATAAATTTTGAAAGTCGCAGGAAAAAAAATTAAAATTGTTTAAAAATTGATATTTTCAATTATTCAATAATGATATTAAACTTTTTTGATTAAATACACTTTCAAAAATTAATCAAGCATTTACATCAAATACTACAAAATTATTCGAAGTGTCATAAAAGCCTAACTTCGATACACCACCCTCTCTAGTAAATATTTTTTTAGTTTGAGAATCATATATGTATGTAGAACTTGTAAAATCTCCAACCACAGTAGCATTTTCACAATAATTATTTTGAATTATTTTACCTGTTAATATACCAGAAGAGTTTGTATTAAGATCAGAATTTTCTAAATAATTTCTAACAATATCACTTGTATCCAAAAGACATTGATCAATACTGGATTCAGGCATTATTTTATTATACAATATTTCAGAATCTAATAACTGATTATAACTAATAGATGAAGCAGCTAAAATATTTGATGCTATAAGAGAATATGTCCTATTATAATTAAATGAAATGACACTGTCATTTAATTCGTTTCTATAAATATGTGATGTAGTAATACCTGTGTTGTAATTAATATTGCAACTATTTTTCAAAGTATTTTCAGAAATATTTGACCCATCAAATATGTTATAATTTATTAAAGAAGCATTTTGACAATGATTAAAATTACAAAAAACACTACTAAATTGATTATAGGTTATTTCTGAAAAACTTTTTAAATAATTTTGATTTATTTGACTTGAGGTTAAATTATTCTCAGCAATTTTGCTGTGATTATCAATAAAATTTTCAACTATATTGCTAGAATTTTGTAAAATATTATTATATATCTGCGAACTATTATTAATATTATTATAACTTATGTTTGAATTACTAGCATTGTTACTATATATTGATGATTCGAAGTTTAAAATATTATTATACAAATTATTATTTAGAAATATATTTTGATTTATATTGCAGCTTTCATTCATAAATAAGCGGTTCATAGTACTAGCAGTCAAAAAATTACCATATATATCACATGATGAATATAATTTACAAGACTCAATAGTACTGCCACTATTAAGGCTATTATTTTGAAAATAACAAAAACTATCCAATTCAATTGCATTTAATCTAGTTTGTAAACCAAAATAGTTATCATATAAATATGAATGATCTAAACTTATATTAATTGCTAAATCTCCTTTAAAATTAATTAATTCGCAACGTGAGTTTACTATTTTCAAATTTGATATTCCTAAAAAATAATTATTAGTTTCAGCAAATAAAACATCAGAATATAGACCAAATGGAATGCCAACAATTGGATTATATTTTAAATATAACTGTGTTTCGTTTATCCACCATGAATATTGTGATGGATCATATTTAGCTAAAATTTGATTATCAGCATTATATCTCTCTATTAAAATTCCGTTAGTCCAATCTACTTTTATTTCATCAATAATTTTGTTGTAATGTGTTACATTTGAATAAGGCAATTTTAACCAATCTGTACCATCCAATTCAAAAGCATCAACTGAACTACCCGTATTACCGCTTATGTTTTCCCAAGCATATCCACCCCAGTAAACAACTTGACCAATAGTGTAAATAGGAATTGCTGATAAATCTGGATTATCACCGTCCCATATTCCCATTAAACCAGAACCATCATTGTTTAAGTAACTATTTGGATCAGTTATGTATTTTGGATTATAAAATTCCCCAAAACCAGCATCAGATATTTCTGATGTCGAAATAGCTTGCATATAGATTGTAATTCCCAAATCATTACCATCATCATATAAAATTTCTGGCAAGTGACCAAATGGGTTATCCGTGGAACCACTTAATCTATTTTTATTAAATCCTGTTATTTTATATGTTGAACCGGGAGAAAGTGTTGAGCCAGTAATTAAACTCTTTAAATTCTCGTATGTAGTTTCAATATTTACGTTATATGTAACTGTAGCCATAGTTTATTTTTTTTATTTATTATTTTGAAAATATTTTTTAATTCTTTTACTTAATCTAACTCTTGGATCATTTTCATTTCTGTTCATTTTTTCATAAGGAATCATAAAACCAAAACTTAACATTATTCTTTGTGAATTAAATTTTCCAGTTTTATGCTTGAACAAAGAGGCTTCAAAACAATACAAATCTTTATTTTTTACTAAAAATTTATCTTTCTCAACAAAAAAATCATAGTCTTCTGACAAAACAGATAAATTACATTTATAATTTATAAAACCATCTACTGAAGCATCGTAGTGAGGACTAACTTCACCACCTTTATCCATATTTACAACTTGTAAAAAAGTATTGTTCAAATCAAAGTTAAAATGATCTGCTATTTTTTTTTGTAAATCGAGTATAAATTCTGGAGGTTTATTATAAAAAATTTCTCCAATTGATTGGTATTCAGTTATATAATTAGTCATTTCGTTGTTAGATATATCAAAAATAAATGAATTACCATTTAATGTTTTAGATATTTCATTTAAATGATGATTTGGTTTTTTATAGGAATGATTCAAAGATTTTGTCCAAACTATTATTTGTTCAACTTGTGAATCACTGATAAAATTCTCTATTTTTTTATAAGTTTCAGACCCCATTTATCTAAGAATTCTTTTGGACCAATATTTGCTTCCATTATTGATAAATTTTGTTTTGCTAAAATTTGATTCATTTTTGACTCTTCTCCAGCCATAGTGCAAAACCAATGGGTTGCCGGATATTCACCAGTTGGAGAAACAGGTATCTTCATAATATCTTTGCTAACCCAAGCTTCTCTAACTTGTTCAACTTTTGAATTTTCAGTTAATATATTTATTCTCATTTTTATTTATTTAAGTAAATTTTTAATAATCTTTCTTTCTTGTTTTGTAGTGAATTTAGACTTAGTTAAATTTACTATTTCTTTGATTTGTTCTTCGGAATATGAGTTTAAAAGTATTGATTTAATATTTTCACATTCTAAATAAGTCATTTCGAAACCATCTCTTGAATCATCAACCCAATTATCATTATCTATGGATTTTAAAAATTTATTATCCGTAGTCCTTTTTATTAATTTTATCATTTTTATATTTTTTAAAATTTTTTGTTTTAATCTGCATAAACTTCAAATGACAATATTCCACTCGAACAAAATTGATTTGCTTTATTTGTCGGTATTGTTAATAATAAGCTTATTTATTATATATCTTGTTAACATTATTTTAATTTGTTATATCTGTTATTACTAAAACATCATTTTCATCATAATAAGAAAGTCTCAAAGCCTGATCCGATCTTCTGAATATATTACAGTTATAATAACCATAAACCGTAGTTGCAGTTGTAAAATCTATGAAAGCGACATCGTTTGTAATAGTATTTTGTTGGAAATAATCTACTACAGTATTGTTTGTAAAATTATCTCTTATAAAATTATCATAAAAATATTCTCCTATTGTATTATCATAGAAATTATTTCCTATAATATTTCCTTTATATTGACCTCCTCCAAAACCAAATCCATCCTGTATTTCATTTGATGAAAAATTTACACCAATAGAATTATGAGAAAAATCACCTAAATTATTTAAATAACAATAATCACCAATTGTGTTTTGATTAGTTTGACCAGAAAAATTATTAACCGTACAACCGAAACCTATATTGTTATATCCAAATTCTTGAAATATCTGATTTCCTTTGAAATCTGTTTTTAATCTATTACTCCAAAAATTTGTCAATATTAAATTTCCTTTGAAATTATTCATAATTTCATTATTCTCAAACAAATATCCTCCTATATTATTAATTATTCCTATTGTATTAGTATTGAAACTGTCGCCAATATTATTTTTCCAAAAATTATTATATATAGAATTTTGATAAAAGTTGTAACCTACTTTATTTTCATTAAAATTACCTATAAATGAATTCTGATATACAGTTCCTATCATCGAATTATTCTGAAAACTTCTATCAATTAGATTTTCATAAAAATCATCTCCAATATTATTATTATAGAAATCACCATTGCTGAAAGTCAAGAAATTTCTTGCGAATCCATCTCCAATAAAATTATTATCAAAATCTTGTCCATCATCATCTCCCAACATATTATATTCAAAATAATTTCCAATTCTATTATCTGCCATATCACAAATTATAATATTATTTCTAAATCTAACCCCTACTTTATTTCTATCAAAATCATCGTTTATAATATTATATTGAAAATATGTACCTGTAGTATTAGAATCCATATCATCATCAAAAGTATTACTAAATACTCCATCTCCGAATACATTATTTTCATAGTTCCCATTTAAAAAAACGTTGTTTGATAATAAAAATGTATTTTCATCACTATTATAAAGAGACGCATAATTTCCTAAATAAGTATTATAATTTTGATTATTATTAAAAGTATAGTATTCACTATATCCTGAGGATGTAAACAAATTACACTGAAATGGATTCAATTGTCCCATATACTCTCCACGAGAATAACCAACATTAGTCATTGATACAATTGTTGTTCCTGTAACTTGCATACTAGTATTATCGTTAACAGCAATTATTTCATAATACATAAAACAACCAATTGGAGAATTGTACGGTGTATAAACTGCCAATACATCTCCTTCTATAAAATCTGAACTAAATGTAGTACCTATACCTGTTACCAATCCGTTCCCACTATCAATAGATACTGTACCTTGATAAAATCTTTCGCAATAATATGTACTATATCTTTTAAATTGAACTGCGACAAAATCATAATCAGCTCTATTACCATACTCGTCAATACGTTCTGTAATTCTACCCTTTGCTAAGTTATTAGTGACTTCAGTTGTTGTAAAATCTATATCATACTTTATTGTATGATTTGGAAACGTTGGAGAATAAACATTTGAAGAAATTGCATTTCCTGAAATAGCTAACACTATTAATGGTTCAGTATTTCCGGTTTTATAATTTCCTGATGTAATTGCATTTCCCATGTTATCAAAATCTGGTTGATCATAACAAGTCTGGAAATCAGTAATTAAATAATTAGTTCCAGCACTTAATGTACTACCTGTGTAATAATTATATAATTCATCATATGTAACACTAACTATACTACCTACAGAAATAATTCCAGTCAAATTACTTCCATCTCCATAGAATGAATTTGCATAAACATCCCCACTTAAGTTTAAAATATTAGATATTGAATCAAATGTAAAATTTGAACTTGCACCAAAACTATTATTATCATTGAACTGAACCTCTGAATTATTACCTGCTGGATTTGTTGTTCCACCAGAACTTGCTCCTGATAACGATTGTAAGTATGTCAAATTACCATCCATTTCGGATATGGTAAGTTTTGAACCTTTAACTGATCTTAATACTAATCCCATTTATTTTTTTTATTTTAATTTATTCTAAATAATCATCTACATATCCATTGACCACGAAATCATTTACAGTACCAATCATCGGATTTGGGTTATTCAAAGAAGAACTACCACCACTTTCACTTATATCAATACGAATCTTGTTGATTGCTTGGACTTTTTCCCACAATCTAGGATCCACAATTTTACCATGTAAAGTCATAGGAACAACAACGCTAAACCTTCTATCTGCTTCTATGTCATCTACAGTATTTTCTTCCGAAGGATCACTCATTTCGGTGAAAAGAGGATAACCATTAATGTTTATGTATGCTTCTTTGTCAGAAAATGTATTCGCAATTATTTCCTCATAATATACATTAGTATCTTCCATGTAATGAGAAAAAAATCTTAATTCATATTCAATATCTACCCTTGGAGGTTGAGGAACTTTATAAATATCATATCCCTTAATTAGACCATCAAAGTTCGCTACCTTCAAAAAAGTAAATTTCTTTTTTTTGGGTATAGTTGAACGTTTTAAAGGATTTTCACCCGGTTTAACGGATTTTCTCCTTAAAGTCATAAAAGGCATCGTAATTTCCTGCCCAGCTTCATCTCTAAGATATTTAAAATTATTCCTGAATTCAGCCCATCGTTCTTGAGTCAAAAATATGACAGGAACAGCTCTTGTATTAGCCCTTTCATCAATAACAGAAATTTCTAATGAACGAATAAAAGATATTAGACCATCATCCATATCTTCCAAAAGAAGCCTTTGTGGAAGATAATCAAAATTTCTAAAGCTTTGATTTAAAAAATTATCAATATTTCTAGTTATAGACATGTGATTTTTATATCTATAAATAGAAGAAATAATTTAATAAAAAAACACTATTTCTAAAAAATGCAACCTACTTTAGGCAATGAAATTGATAAAGGTTAATTCATTTGACATTCTTTTGTAAAGATTATTTTTAAATATGAAATAGGAGGAGTCTAATTCCATATATCTTATAATTTTATAACTAACGTTAGATCTAACTTTCTCTACTCTCTTTTTATCCTCTAAAACTAAACCTAGTGATTTAGCTTTATCTATAAACCGACTTCCAGTGGATTTAGACTTCCTGCCAAAACTATTAGCTATTTTATTTCTAGATAAAGTCAGATCTGTATTAATTCTTTTATTCCGTAATAAATTATCATTAGAATTTTGAAGTTCACGCTTTTTATATTTTTCAGTCAAATGACTAAGATATTTTCTCAAATACCTCTTAATTTTTTTCCGTGTGGACTTTGCCTCAATTTTGCCGAACTTCTTTAATTCTTCAGATAATATTTTCTCTTTTAACTTAAATTCCTGTGTATGTAAATTTTCTTCCAAAACCAGAGTTTTCAAAATAACTTCCAGCTCTTTCGGATTTTTATACGCTAACTTATACCCCTTTTGGGTTTTAATCTTAAATTTTTCTTTAATTTTATTGAAACTAGAGAAATATAAATTATTATTTTTTTTCTCAATTAAACCGTTTTTAATTAGGAATTTGACTTTTGATCTTAAATTTGATTCAGAAATCCCTAATTTATTAGCAAAAAAACTATATCTTTTAGTAATATCTAAAATAATTCCTCCAGAATATAAAAATTTAAGAGAATAGAATACACTAATGGCTTTTAACCATTGGTTATCCTTAGCTAGTATTGTAACTAGCCCTCTATTTATTTTAATAGTATTTGCCAACTGACAGTATGAAAACTGTCAAATTTATTATAAAAAATTATAAAAAACAAAGTGATTGTTTAACGGGCTTGGAATACGTCAGAGTTAACCTCGACTCCTTTTATTGTTATATAGAAGAATTTATCTGATCCAAAAGCGTATTTATTATTAATATCTGACGCACCGTTATCAATAATCTCATAGTAGTTTCCTTTGTGATATATAAAATCACCCATACGAATAGTAGCGTTAATTTCCTCTAAGTGAGTCAAATACACATGTGCTGTAAACTTGCCTAAACCTTCTCTAATTAATCCACCCGGAGCAAAATAACTTGGAGAATCTGTTTCGACTGTTACTCTTCCGAAAATTTCAATAGGTGCTTCATAAACTTTTTGTTTTGCCTCACCGTAAACTCTATGTGTTTTGGTAGTTCGATAATCAATTCTATAAAGTAGAAAACTTTCTAATAAAATATCATTTACAATTTCCCTACCCATCCCATCTAATAAACGTCTTTCTTTTTCTCCAAAAAATAATCTTATACCTTTTTTGTTTACGTCTAATTCCTTAGCCTCCTCTGGTTTGGGTACCCTCTCGTTTCTGAGTTCGTTATTATTTGATGGTAAATCTGCCATTTATTAACCTATGTAAATTCCTAACATATTGTAGGATAGTGTTTTATTTATATTTTCTTGCATAGAAGAATTATTTTCAAGCAATGCTTTGAAATTTAATTTTTCTAATTGAGTTTTAATTTCTTCTTTCAAATTAGCCATATCATCTTTAGCAGTTGATAAAAGATCGGAACTGTTTAAAGTTAATTCGGCATCTGGAATTGGTAAATTTCCTCCAAATTTACCTCTAATTGATAAACCTAAAATTCTCATCGATATTGCTAGAGCATACCTTTGAACCCAATATTTACCATTTGAATTTAATTCATCATAAGTTAAAAATTCTAATCTTGCATCAGCAGGACCGGATACTAACCCATTTCCTTGAGATCCTGTTCCTCCTGTATAATTTGGATTAGCAGAATAACCACTGTAAGACCAGTTACCAGCTTGACCTATTTCATCATAATAACGATAAAATACAGTTCCGGGAGTTTGACCACCAACACCACCAGTAATACCATAAACAGTATTGCCCGTATTATTTGGTATTGGATATAAACTTAACCTTTTTGTTCCATTAGCAGCACCAGTAATTCTATAAGAATATTCAGCAGATCTAACTTTATTTCTAACTTTTGCTGATGTAGATGTTAATAAAGTATCAAAAACTGGCATAATATAATATAAACTATGACCAGCGAATGATGCACCAAATTCTGTAAATGCAATATTTGAATTCGAAAACGCATCAAGACCAAATAAATTAATCATTGATGGCGTAAACCATAAAATTTCATTTATTTCTCTTCCAGCTGGTATAAAATAATCTTGTGTGCCAGCAGAAAGAGTAATTGAAGCTGTTTTCATTTCTCTAATTGAGTCAGAACCAGCTCCAGCTTGCTCAGAATAAGCTTTAGAAAAAGATCTTTCAAAAGAAAAATTATTTGAAACGTATTTTAATGTAAAATCAATGTCTTTTGGCAAACCTAACATCTGCGACATTCTGTTCTCTAAAGACCAATTATTTATAAAAGTAGAATATTCTCTGATGGATTTACAAAAAGCAACTTCTAATTGTGAATCAGCCAATTCAACTTGGACAACTGGTTCTCCAAGTTCTTGACGAATCATATAGAATAACTCCTGTTTATCAGTTTCAGAAGTTCCACTCAGACAATTAAATACACAATCAGACATTTAAATTTAAATTATTGATTAGCACCTTTACTATAGAAAGGATTTGTGTCATATTTTGATTTGAAAGCTACCCAAGTTCCAGAAGAAACTGTTACCCCTGATACTAAAATATCTATAGATGTACTATTAACCGTTGGAGTCCAAGTAAATGATGGACCATTCAATGGATAAATGACTATAGATCCTGCGGTCAAACAAAACAACTGATGAACAGTAGTTCCTGTTCTATAGCCAGTAGAATCGAACGGATAAAAATTGTAATTTCCGTTGGTTAACAATGGAATTGCTTGATAATTAGCTGCTGTATTTCCCATGATAAATTTTAATTATTTCTAATTTATAAATAGTTTGAAATAAACTTTTTATTTTATAATTTTAATACATGCAGAAAAGTGTTATAAAAGAATTTTATAATAATTTGGACGAATTCAGCAAAAAATTAGTCGAACATTATATTGATAACGATTATGTTCCAAAAGTTAGAACTGGGTTAGGAAAAAAAAATAATTTTTTTTATGAGCATAATTCCAAAAAAGGGGTTGAAATTGTCCGCGAAATTATTAAATTTAAAAAATTACAGTTAAATTCAGGGTTTTTGACTTTAAATTCAAAAAAAGTGTTTAAATTTGTAACTAATTCTGTTGAAAAACGTTTTAATTCAAAAAACAAAACAAAACAAAATGAAAGCAAAAGTAAAATACCCACTTCTCGGACTGAAAAAAGGTGAATTTGTTGAAATTCAAAAAGAATTTGATTCTTATTGTCTAATTATTCATGAAAATTCACTTATCCGAGTAGATAAGAAAAATTTAGAAATACAAAAAAAATAATGGATTTTTTACTTCATTTAGTTGGATTATGTCCTGATACAAATAGTCATTTTGATTTAATTAATCTCTATATGGTTTATATAGAGAATAATTTCAGCTTCAAAATTTTATTAAAATATTTAGAACAGAAAATAAATGCGTAAAATATATAACCAAATAAAATTTCTTATTTTCTGTTGGTACAAAGGTCATAAATTTGGAACCGTAAGATTCCATAAAGATTCTGAAGAATCTATTTGTGCAAGATGTGGTTATAAAAGAAAGAAAAAATTTAGAACTTATTATGATGATGATTTCTTTATTTACTGAAATTCTCTCGTATTAATTTTGATACAATCTTTCTAATCTTGCTCTCTTGAATATTATTTTTTAATTCAGAATCAATTTGATTGATTAGTTTATCAGCTGTGTTCAATATTTTAGATTTACTTCTTTCTAAAGATTCTCTGTCTGCACCTAAAGCAGCAATATTGTATTTACTAGCCTCAGATTGAATTCCATAATGATTCTTAATGATTTGAGCAACACTTTCAGTTCTAACTTCTAATTGCTCACGATCTTCAGGTTTTACTTTAGCTTCACCACCATAACTTTCTGCCAGCATTTTCTTTGCTAACGCAGAAACAACTCTATTGAAATTTTTTAAATCTTCTTTATTTTGCTTTAAAGGCTCAGGTATAAATGTGCCAGTTTTTTCACATACAGTAAGAATGGCATTAAACAAGGGAGTCAAATTTTGTTCATAATCCTTTTCTAAAACATTATAATCTGCATCTCCTTCCGGTTCTATTATTTCTCTTCCCGGAATAGCCTCAACCATGTTATTAGTATAAACCATCGCAGTTTCAAAGCCACCAGTTCTTCTACCATAAAGACCTTTTGAAGTTATATATTTTGCTAATTGATATTCTTTACCTTCAATCGGTTCATTCATAGAATATCCTTGATCTTGTAAAAAATCCCTAATTACATCCGGATTTTCTTTCGCCCATTTAACCTTTTGTGGAATATCAGATTTTCCTTTAGTTTGTAATGAAGATTTAGGTTTAGTAATTACAATTCCATTTTTAGTAAATTCATCCTTAATTTTATAACCAACTCCCTCCCAATAATCTTTTGGTCCAGCCAAAGATGCAGTAGGGTCAGCAACTGTAATAATAAGTGAATTTAATAAAGAATAATTCCAAGCAGTATTTCTAGTCTGGAATTTTTTCGCTCTTTCGTAGTTATCTATCAAAAATAAGAATATAGTATCATCCTCGATAGCTCTTTGTAAATCTTGAAAATATTGTTCGAGTCTATTTTTAATTTCTGAATTTTCAGTGTTATCCGCAGCGTTTTCAATAGCCTTCTCTAATTCTTGAACATTATTAACTACACTTCTTAGTTCTTTTACATCTTCGTTTTTTCCTCAGTCGCATTCATAGGTAAAAAATAACCCCATCCAAACTGACCAGTTTGATTATCTTTAAAATAAGTTGGTTTTGGAATGGTTTTATCATAAGTCTGCTTACTTGTAACTTTTAATAAATTACCCATTACTGCCGTCTCTTTCGTTCCATCTTCACCCCTCAAATCTGAACTTAATAATAAGTAATAACCATTTACAGTAGGGGTGGTTCTGAAAATACTTACGTCTTCACTTAATTTTTTGTCTTTTGATTTAACTATGTGAAAATTCAATTTAAATTTATTTTTGTTCATTATTAGAGTTTTTTTATAAATATTATAAAAATCTAAATATTTAATATAAAGATTGGTAATGTTATTAAGTGAAAAATATTCTAGTAGAATTAAAGAATTAGCAGGTATTTTATCTGAAAATAAAAACGAAAAACTTGTTAAATTAGGTTTCTCAGAAGAATTTGCTACTTTTTTAAATGAAATAGGTGGAAAATATGCAATGGTTCTCGGAGACTGGTCAACAAAACAATATGCCGGAGATCATGGTATAACTAGTTCTAATTTAAAAGAAATTTTACCCCAACTAGACCAAAATAAAGTTATCGAATATCTAAAAAATAACGAAACCACAGTAAATACTATTATGGAATGGCTTAAATTCCCTAATAGACCACAAGTCGATCTTAAACAAATTAAAAATTTAGAGGAAGCACTTAATACTGCTATCGAATGGCACGAATCACTTACCGCTTCCGGAGTTATTGAAGATGAATCCGGAGAAGTATTCAAACAATATCCAGAAGGATATTATTGGATTGATTTGAAAACAAACAATTCCCCAGAAGAAGGAAATGCTATGGGTCACTGCGGAAGAGATGGTCAAGCTACAACTCTATTTTCACTTAGAAACTCCAAAACTAAAGAACCTCATGTAACAATAGCTTATAATGAAGGATCAGGTAATATCACCCAAGTAAAAGGGAAACAAAATAAAAAACCAGTAGAAAAATACATGAAATATGTTATCGATCTACTGAAACAAATGAAAACCGAAGGTAAATTCAAAGGTTTCAAATGGAGCTATCCTGTAAATGGACCCGACTTATCTTTAGAAGATCAAAAACAACTATATACCCCAAGAGAACTTTTTTTCATGAAAAAAGGTGAAATTGATCAAAATTATGGCAATATCTGGGGCAGAAGAAGAGCTAATCAACCAGCTTAATTAAAATTTCTATTTTTTACAAAATTATTGAACTCGTATTCCTCTATCATTTCCATTAAAGCAACCTTTGCTTTTATTGTTGGGAAATTATTGGAATTTAACCATAATGTTCTAAATAAATCCAAAGCCTTCTGGTAATCCTCTGGCGTTCTAATAAATGTCTTTGAACTTTGCATAATAATTATTATATTTGTTTTATAATTAATAATTACAAAAATAAAAAATTATGAAAACAGTAAGTCAAAAAACAAAAAGAAATTCTCGTGTAAACACAATCTCATCCGAGAATTTTACCCGTGTGCGTGATTACAAACGTGCAATGAGAAAACAATTCAATGAAATGCGTCGTAACATGACTCAACTCTCTTATGGAGTTGATGGTATGCCTACCGAAGAGCGTCAGCAAGTTCGTAGCATGATGCGTACAGTTGAAGCTACTCATCGTCGCCTTATGAAATGGTGGGGACGATAAGAAAGTTTAGTTAAAAACTTTTAAAAAACGGCATAAAAACTCAAAATTATGCCGTTTTTTTATTGTTAATAACTATGTAAATCAATTCTTTATATTTTATAATATTTATATATACTTGGAACTTAATCCAAATATTAAAAATTAAAAATTAAAAAAAATGAAAAAACTAATTGTCTTATGTCTTGCAGTATTTACTGCTATCGGAGCTTATGCTCAAGAAGAAAAAGGTTTACACACTGGTTTCGGACTCGCAACACAACACTGGAATCGTGGTGTAGCTTTCTCTGTAGCACCAACTGTAGAAGGTGATATGCACTACAAATTCTGTGACTGGTTTACCCTCGGAACTGAAGCTACCGTAGCACTTAATGCAACCGAAGGTTTTGGTAATAATCTTAATAGTTATATGACTTTTACTAAAAAGAATTTGTCTTTGACTGTTAAAGATTACTACTACGCTGGTGTTTCCAATGATTATTGGGACTATGGAAAAAACACTTCGCACTTTATCGAAACATCTCTTAAATATAAGAATGAAGATGTTTATGGTTTAGTAGCTTATACCGCTTATCAAAGTGAAGCAGGTGCCGATAATGCAGCAGGTATCTATTTCGAAGCAGGTTATAAAGTAAAAGAAAACTTAGAAGTAACAGCAGGTTATGTTACTGATGCTTCTGGTGTAAATTTGAGAACTGATGCAGGTATCACTCATATCGGAATTAATGGAACTAGAGATCTTAAAATTTCTGATTCTTGGACTTCTAAAGTTAAAACAGGTTTATATGTAAATCCTTCTTATAAAAATGTTTTGGATGCACCCGGTATCTCTCAAGCACCCGTAAATTTTATTGTAAGTATGTCATTCTAAATCAATAATTTAGAATATAAATAATTAGAAAAAGAGCTGGATAATTCCAGCTCTTTTGTTTTTATATATATTTTATATATATTTGTATCGTTGTTCTTTGAATTAATGGCCGGGTGGTGAAATAGGCAAACACGATGGACTTTGACTATAACCACGTTTAACTTTTTTCTTACTATTTATATTCATGAAATATAAATATACGAAAGAAGAATTAGAAGTAATTGTAAAAAATAGTTTATCAATAGCTGAAGTTTGTAGGCAACTAAAAATATTACCAGTTGGTGGTAATTATAAAACGTTGAAACTAAAATTCAAGAAATTTAATATTGATATTTCTCATTTTACAGGATCTGCTTGGAATCAAGGAGAGAAATTTAGAAAGTTTGGTAAAGAATTTAAAATAGAAGAAATTCTAATAGAAAATTCTCCTTATACTCAAACTTATAAATTGAAATTGAGATTATTTAAAGAAGGTATTAAAGAAAAAAAATGCGAATCTTGTTTAAATACTCATTGGATGAATAAAGAAATTCCACTTGAATTAGAGCATATTAATGGTATAAATGATGATAATAGAATAGAAAATTTAAAAATTTTATGTCCAAACTGTCACGCTTTTACTTTTACTTATCGTGGAAAAAATAAAAATAGAGTGCCTCGTTAGAAATTTCGAGAGTAGAATTCCGTAAATTCGGTGAACCCTGTAAAATGGGAATACCGAGCCAAGCAAGTTATAATAATTATAACTGGGCGTGTGTAGAGACTAGACACGGAACACCTAAGTTGATAAATATGGTGAAGGTATAGTCCAGACTACAAACCGAAAGGGTAGTGAAAACTATAGTAGTAAGAAAATCCATTGACCCCTAAAGGTCTTGCGGGTTCGATTCCCGCCCCGGCTACATAAATTAAAAAAATCTCCTGTAGCTCAGTAGGTCAGAGCAATTGACTGTTAATCAATGGGTCACTGGTTCGAGCCCAGTCAGGAGAGCAAATCTTATAATTTTATTATAAAATTTGTTTTTAATTTTTTATTACTATTTTTGTAATAAGAAAAAAATACTGCGGGATGGACCAGAGGTAGGTCACCAGACTCATAATCTGGAAGTCAGAGGTTCGAATCCTCTTCCCGCTACTAATTGGTCCTGTAGCTCAGCTGGATAGAGCATCTGCCTTCTAAGCAGACGGTCAGGCGTTCGAATCGCCTCGGGACTACAAAAAAACCCCTAGAGATTCTCTAGGGTTTTTTATTTCTATTTTTTACTAAAAATGTCAAATTCCAGAAACAGAATTTTTTTGCACAAAGTATCACAATTCAATACTTTTCGCAAAAAGATTATCTTGGAGGTACAGCTTTGTAGCAGTATCGTTTAGTAAACCAAACGAAACCTTTTAAGTTGATCCATTGTTTTTGAAAGGTGGTCATATTATTAAAAATATTATTATAGGCTTGATTTTCTATAAAAAGATAGGGATTAGCTTGACCTGATAGATAGGCATTAGCAAGTGCTGGCCCTGTAAAAGTATTACTAGCTCCCCAAGCAGTATTTTCTGAAGAGATTATAATATACAAATCTATTTTTCTTCCAACTTGTCTTGCTCCTTTAGCAATTATATCCAATCTTCCTCCGGTTGCACCGGTGCTTTGGGCATTTGCATATGAATAAGTCGGGATACCATTTTGATAGCAATGTAAAAGTACTCTATCAGAAAATCTAACTTGATCTCTAGCTGCGACAGTATCTATGGTGGAGCCCATATTTTTATACCAACCTTCATAGAAATCATTATCGGTTATGGTTGCTAAAGATATTTGTTGATTTATAGAGTTCCAGTTATCCCAAGTTGTTACATTGTTCCACCATTCCAATTCCAAATTAGCTCTATTAATTTTTTTAGTTGCATCAGATTGGGAGTTATTATAATTTGATATTCCTCCACCAGATTTAAAAGTTGTGGCACTACCGCTTGCTACTCCTCTATATACGATTCCACTATCACTAAGTGTTTTTACAAATCTACTAAAGTTAGAATAGTTTGAAGTAGAGGAAACAATTGCTGAGGTACTATACAAATAAACACCTTTAAAGCCATATTTTTTAAGATACCCTGATAACCTTCTTGAAGCTGATATTGAATTATATATTGTATCAGTTTTATCTATATACATATATCTTTCCCAAGTGTTAATTGTATTAACACCAATTACTCTTGCTGAAAGATTTTCAACATTAATTCTATTTTCAACTGAAACAAATTCAGGATCTGGTCCGGGATCCATTAGTGTATCATCATATACAACAGAAGAATTTATTTCTTCTTGAATAATTTTAGGTGATTCATCGGTTTTACTACAAGTTATAGTAGTCAAAAACACTAATAATAACACTACACTTACTTTAATAGATAGCAGTTTATTTTTCAATAAATTTTTCATGATATTTTTTTTTAAAAAGTTTTTAAGAACAAATAAAAACTTACTTGCTCTGACTGTTTATAGTATTATCTTTACTATAATTTACTTTATATTTTGATTCATAGTGCCTTAAAAATAACTGTCTATAGTTAGGGACTATTACTGTTGAGTTTGGGTCAAAGTCCAAAATTGAACTTTTTTCAGGTACTTTATTATTTGAGTTGTTGAAGATAAACAAAAATGATATTATTATTAAAAAAACAGTAAAAGGTTTTCTAATAAAATTCTTCATTTTTTAAATTGAATTATAATAATCGAATAATCTTTCTTCTAATTGCAATCTTCCTTTGGCAAAAACTTTACCTTCTAACATTTTCATACCATCTTCTTCGTTATCCAAATCAAAAAAATTGATATAGTAAGTTGGATAATCACCTTGAGAGCCTTGAAAAGTTTTAGCTCTTCCCATGAGTTTTCTTCCATCCTTTTCAAAAAAGAAAGGAATAGTTGTATTTGGTCTTGCGTTCAATAATTTTTTGAATGCATTAGTCAAAGCGATATTATTAGCTCCAGCTATATAGGAGCCGGGTTCAGCATAAACGTCAATCATTTTTTTTATAATTATTTACTACTTTTTCACAATGTTTTATATAATCTTCTGTACTCATTTTAAATTTTCCAATATTACAATTTTCACATAATATTTGGATATTTTCTTTTGTTGTTAAACCTTCACTATTTCTAGCAACGACATGATCTAAACAAAATTTATCTTTTATATCAATAGGATCACCACATAGTGGACAGTTCTTTTTTTGATTTTCGTAAATTAATTCAAGATCTTGAACTTTCAAATTTCCATCGTATCTTTTGTTAAAATATGAAAGACGAGCCTTGAACGGATGTTTTTTTCTGTATTTTTTATATTTGTCCGTATGACAATTATTACAAATAAACCATCCTTTTTTCTGTTTTCCTGAAGACCAATTAAAATTATTTAATTTATCAGAACAAACATTACATTTAAGATCTATCTTTTCACATTTTTCCATAATACAGCTGCTGCTACGGCTTTAGGATCATCAGCACCCCATTCTTTTGCTTTAGCTTCAACATCTTTGAAACCTTTACCGGGCTTACCGATATCACCACCTTTTTTTGCTTTTTTAGCAACTTTGGATTTTTGTTTTGCAGAAAGACCAGCCGAGGGTTTAGATTTACCTTCACCAAGAATATTAATTTCCTCGATAGCTTTCTTCACTTCTTCTTTAATAAGGTTCTCAAATTCCTTTTTAGTAAGTTTCATTTTTATAGAATTTTATTATATTAATAAATAGTTTTAAAAATGAAAAAGAAAATCAAATTTCCTAAAACCTTTTCCAGTGAAAAAATATTCATAAATTATTTAAAATCAAACAAGGATTATATCCTTAATATTTTAAGTGACAATCAATTTCTATGGAAAGAAGAACGTTTTGTATGCGATTCTACCTTAATGATTTTTGCACTCAGGTATGCACTTGGAAGAAAAACAGGATCAGTTCAACGAATAGTAGATTGGGTTTTAGAAGAATGGAACAGAATTACTCCAGATGACAGAGCTTTGATAGTTAAAGAGATAATAGAATTTGAAAAGCACTATGGAAATTTAGGATTCGAGTGGCAGAGAGAATTATGGTATAGAATTGTCAATAAACATTTATTTGGATTTATTGACGAGATAAAATAATCAATCTGGGAAATTAAAGAAAACGACATAAATGTTTCCATCTCTCATATTGTTTTGATCAGGAGATGGAATTATTACACCATCTAATTCATCAAAACTTTCTTGAGACAGAGCATCATATTTGGTAATTATCAATGGTCTTTCTTCCTCGTATTTTGTAATTATAATTGTATTACCTCTATTATCTACTGTAGTTTTACCCATTTTCATAAATGGTATAGGATAATCTCTCATCATTGATCCTGATTCATATCCTTCCATACGCAAATATTCTTTTGCTGAATAGTAACCCTTGAATTCTTCACCACCTTCAAAGAATTTCGCATAGGTTATAATTTTATTTCTAATTTTATTTATACCGGGATTATTTGAGAATATATCTACCATTTTTTTTCCTACGATATTGTAGATGGACTGATCTTTCACATATTCACTCTCCATGATTGAACGTACAGTCTTTCTTAGTTTTCTTTCGAACATAAAATAATTTTTATTATAAATATCCTTATTTTTGTAACAAATTTAATTAATTTAACGTTTAAATTGTTTGTAAGTATACAAAATGTTAGATATCAACGAATTAAATAAAATGATAGATGAAAAATTAGTCATTGTGCAGAAGCACAAAAAGGCTGATTATTTTATTTATAACTATGGTCCAAAAGCTCAATATGAGAGGGTTTGGAACGAAATTACTTTACAGTGTCGAGGTTTAATTCTTGATTCAAATTACAATGTAGTAGCAAGGCCATTTAGAAAGTTTTTCAACCTCGAAGAACATACACACGATGATATACCTAAAACATCTTTTGAAGTATATGAAAAAATGGATGGTTCACTAGGTATTTTATATTGGATTGGAGACATGCCATACATAGCCACTAGAGGATCTTTTGAATCTGATCAAGCTATTTATGCAACAAACATTTTACATAACAGATATAAGTATGTAATTCCTAATTTAGATAAATCAAAAACATATTTGTTCGAGATAATTTATCCGGAAAATAGAATAGTTGTAAATTATGGTAATGTTGATGATTTGGTTTTGTTAGCTGTAATAGATAAGGCTACAGGATTGGATTGTGAATTAGAACCAATAGGTTTTCCTATTGTAAAAAGGTACGATGGTATTCAAGATATTTCACAGCTAAAAAAATTGGAAGAGAATAACAAAGAGGGTTTTGTTGTTAAATTCCAAAACGGTTTTAGATTAAAAGTAAAGTTTGACGATTATGTTCGATTACATAGGATTCTAACTAATGTTTCATCTAGGACTATATGGCAACATTTAGTTGATGGTAATGACTTTGCTGAGATATTAGAGAGGGTTCCAGACGAATTTTATGATTGGGTAAAGGAAACCAGAATTAATTTAGAAAGAAATTATAGATTAGTAGAAGAAGAATCTAACAAATCATTCCATAGATTTTTCCATTGGAAAATGGGAGACACCAGAGCTGAATTTGCAGCGTATGCAAAAAAACAAAAATATCCAGCCATATTATTTAAAATGTTAGATAAAAAAAGCTATGATAATATTATATGGAAAATAATTGAACCTAAATACGAAAAACCATTTATAAAAAATATAGAAATTTAATTCAATCTATATTCATTTGGGTCGAAATAAACATCATACATACTTGAATTAGGGGGGGCAAATCTGAAATTATACCAAACATGAGGTATTGAGGTGATCAAAGATTCACAACCTAACCAATTATCTCTCTTCTTCATATCGGGAGTGTTTTTTATGTGAGATACCTTGGACCACCAAAAGTTACCTGAATAATAATTAATGATCTGTCCTGTTAATTGATGCCATGGGCCATAAAATGCTCCTACCACATCATGATTATTCATCAATTCAAAACATTTCCTCCAATTTTCAATTAAATAAAATTCCATTATATTTCGCCAAGATTTTATATTTCTATCTCCAGATTCTCCGTATCTTAAGTATGATGTAACACCTTTTGTGTGAAAATAAAGAACTTTTTCATCAGATAAATTCTTACAAATTGTTTGCATATATGTAAGAGTTAATCTTTCATTATCATTATAAGGTTCAACTACAATTGTACATTTTTCATCTAAATCAAATTCTTGGATCAATTTAACAAAATCAATAATATTTTCTTTTATTTCAGAAAAACAACAAAAATGTATTTGTTGAGCATTTTCATAAAGTTCGCTTTTCTTTAAAAGGTCTAGTTGTTCACTCATAATTTCTAACCAATTATTTACTAAATAACTGTGGTGAAAAATAATTATGTCCTTTTTCATTAATATAAAGATATTATTTAAATAAAAAAAACCATAGTTTAATAAAAAACTATGGTTATGTAAAAAAATAAATTTATTTAAATGCCTAAATCTTCTTTACAAGCAGCAATTGCTTCTTTAAGAGAACCATGTTCAAAATATATGGCTTCTATTGCTTCCGCTGCTTCATCTTCACCCATATCCTGTAAGTGAGTGTATGCTCCATCCGGGTCTGAAACCTTTGCAATTTCAATTCCTAATTGAACTTTATCTGTTGGCAAACCTAACCATTCACAAAATTGATCCATTGTTAATTTCTTTGGTGCATCTTCTGTATCTTCAGTTAGTTCTTCACCACCACTATGTTTTTCAGTCATGTATTCAGCGATGCTATGCATATAATCTGAAGCTAAAGTAATATAAGCAGAAATCCATCCGGGAAGTTCATCACCGGGTTGAATCATTTTATAAACTTCTTTTGCATTTTTAACCATATCTCTGATTTCTCCTTTTGCCATCATAGCTTCATGATCTTTATGTGGCATTGAAGAATCTTCTTCGGTAATTCTAACAGGACCGTATTTGATACCTTTTAAAAAGTCATCAATATTGTTGAATATCTTAACTTTTTTCCCCTCATCATAAACATGAATTTTACCAGATGAATCTGATTGAATTTCATTACCTAGTTCTAAAACATAAGGAGTTAATTTGCTTAAATCACCAACTTTTTCTTTTAGTTCAGTTGCTAAAACATTATCATAATTTACACCACCAACAAATTCTTCATTAAGAGCTTTCTTAACCATTTCAGATATATCGTTGATGTTTATTTTTTTTGTTTTTTTCATTTCTTCAATTTTTAAAAGTTTTGTATAATATTTTGGATCTTCATATAAATGATCCATAGCTATTTCTTTGGCAAATTCTTCACTGGTTGTATGTTCCAATTCAGTTTTAATCCCTTTTTTTAATTCCAACTTTAAATGGTCTAACATTTTTTCAATTTTTCTTTCATCTGATTTGTTTTTTGAATCAGATTTACAGTGCATAATCGCAATATCTTTTAAAGATTTGCCTTTTGCTTTGCCTCCGGGAATTTTATCCTTTTTCATGTAAATAAATAGTCGAAAAAACTAAAGAGTATCAAGGAAGTTAACAGTCTCTAATCTTTCTTTTTCTTTTCCTAATGATGCTCCCTTGAATCCCTTCTGTAAAAGTTCATCCCCTGAAACAGATAATTTAAAATCTATGAATTTATCTACCATATTTGAATTTATAGAATTTATTCTGGCAAATTCCTTTAATTCTTCTGGAGATATTTTCGAAACATTTTCTTTTACTTTAAAATTATATACAGATTCAGGATCGAAATTTAAAAACAAAACAAGGAAAATAATTTTTCTTATTTCATCAGTTGTATATTTAAGATTATTAAGAATAGTTTGAATTTTATGAACTGGATTATTTTTAAGTAAATTAGCCAATAACACGATATAATCTTTTGATTCTACGAATTCAGATTGACTATAATTCAAATCATCTAAAATTTGTTTTAGTAATCCATAATTTTCTAAATCGGTAAGGAATTTTACAACAGATTGAGCACTTTTTATACCTTTAAGGAATTCATCTCTAATTCTCTCTTCAGATACCCCTTTTAGAGAATTATTTTTTCTTAAAGCCTCTATTATATCCTGATCTAAGTTTGAATTAAATCTAGCTGCAAATCTAAATGCTCTCAATATTCTTAATCGATCCTCTTCAAATCTATCTTCTGCTTTACCAACAGTTTTAATATTTCTTTTGAGAATATCTTCATAACCATTAACAAAATCTATAATTTGATTTTTATTTATATCGTAATATAGAGCATTAATTGTTAAATCCCTTCTTAAAGCATCTGAATCAATAGTAGAAAATTTGACCGAATCTGGTCTTCTTCCATCTTTTTTTCCAATATCCTCACGATAACGAGCAATCTCGTAATCACCACCTTCTGGAGTAATTATTTGAAGGATACCAAAAGCTTCTCCTTTGGGAATTATTCTATATTCATCTGGTAAAATCCTTTTTACGTCATCAGGAGTAGCATCAGATACTAAATCTATGTCTTTAGGTTCCTTACCTAAGATCATATCACGCACGGCTCCACCTACTACAAAAAGTTCAAAATTATTCTCATCGAAATAATTCTTCAATTTATTTAAATCATCAGGTAAAGGGTAGCTAAAATCTATTCTTTTAACTTCATTTTCTGTTAAAAAAGACTCTTTAATTACTTTTTTTATTAATTCTCTTATTTCCATGGTTAAATATAAATAATCTATAATTTATTAAAATTAAAAAAACAAATTATT